GCGGGCGATGGGTGGAAATATAACGGGCGAGGACTGAAACAGATCACCGGGCTGAGCAACTATCGCAGCTGCGGCCTGGCATTGAAGCTGGATCTTGTGACCCACCCGGAACTGCTGGAGCAGGATGTCTACGCCGCCCGATCAGCTGCATGGTTCTACGCATCTCGCGGCTGCCTTCTTCACTCCGGCGATGTGGAGCGCGTTACGCTGATCATTAACGGCGGTCGCAACGGACTGGATAAACGCCGCATTCTGTTCAACCTGGCAAAATCCGTGCTGGTGTGAGGTCAATATGGGTATTGAAACGATCATCGGTCTGGCCGCGGCAGTGATAGCAGCCATTGCTGGCGCTTTTGGCCTGGGCCACGTTCGCGGCACCAACAAAGCCGAAGCAAAAGCAGACCAGCAGCGAACCGAAGATAACGCCGCGGCCACGGTCGCTGTGGCAGAACGCCGGGTTGAAGCAACGAAAGAGGCCAGCAATGTACAGCAGACTGTTAACCATATGCCTGGCGACGATGTTGATCGCGAGCTGCGTGACTCGTGGCAGCGCCCCGGTGGTAGTTGATACCGCCTGTGACTGGGTAAAGCCAATCTACCTGACCGATCATGATATTGATGTGCTGGATAAGCAGACGAAGAAAGACATCCTGGCGCACAACAAATCGTGGCAGGCGAACTGCCAGAAACCAAAATAATTGAGGTCCAAGTGATCGCAACCATCGGAACAATTCTTGTTTGGACTCTAATCGTTATTGCTGGTGCTGCTGGGCTGCTATTCGCATTCATCGGCTTTATGTTTTTTATCAGTTGGCCGAAGGGACGCTGACCTTTAAGGCATTACAGCAGGCATTCACGGAGTGCCTGTGATAATGCTATGGTATTTCCTTACTCAAAAGTGGGGATTTTATGAAAATAGATCATGAGTATCTTAAGGGATTGCTAGAGGCATTCGAAGCTTCTGAAGGCCCGCAAACTGATATCAAGAAACTGAAACAGCAAGGTTTCGATTACACTACTGAGTCTTTTCTTTTCCATATGCGATTGTTAGATGATAGAGGGCTGATCTGTCAAAGTAATGGTTCGTTTGGTTTTGGTGTAGCCGAATCAATGGATGGATATGTTTCTTGGTCCGTTGTTCCACTACGGTTAACTGCTGATGGACATGATTTCCTAGAGGCTTTAAAAAATAAAGAAGTGTGGAGCGCGGTTAAATCTGGCTTTAAAGACGCCAGCATGGGAACTCTTGTGGATGTTTCTAAGCGATTGTTTGATGGCTTCATCCAGAAAAAAATAGACAGTATTCTCGGTTAGAGCCAAAGCCGCCTTAGGGCGGTTTTTTATTGCCATCACCATGGGCAGACCCCTCGTAATGGCTATAGCGGATAAATCGCAAATAGCCCCTATAGGGGATAAATCACAGCCTCGCTCACGCGAGTTTTTTTATTGGAGCCAACAATATGCCAGCAGCTATCCCGCGCGCCTGCCGTAAACGCGGGTGCTCCGGTACTACAACAGACCGTTCGGGCTACTGCGAAGCGCACCGTAACGAAGGGTGGCAGCAGCACCAGCGAGGACTGAGCCGCCACCAGCGCGGCTATGGCAGCAAGTGGGACATCATCCGCGCCCGCATCCTTAAACGTGATCGTCACATTTGCCAGGCGTGCCTGCGCAGCGGCAGACCACGTCCTGCGGAAACGGTCGACCACATCATCGCGAAAGCTCACGGCGGCACAGACGACGACAGCAATCTCGAATCGCTGTGCTGGCCATGCCATAAGCGCAAGACCGCAACGGAGAGAACCCGATGAGCTATAAACGCTGCACCTACTGCGGCTCGACGCTGCACACCGTAGCGAACTGCCCAAAGACATGGGGAGGCTCAGCCCGCCGTGCGAACCTGCGCTGCGGTTACTGCGGCCAGTCAGGACATAACTCCAGCGCCTGTTCGCACAATGCCAGCAGCGCGCGGCGCCGCAGCCTCAGTGATGACTTCCACCTCGACTGATGGAAAGAGAAATGATTTCAAATGCAATCACTTTAACGTGAATGATATCTATTCTCATCAATGGGGGAGGGCGGGTAGAAAGTTCAGGGGCCTGGCCCTTAAGGACCGCCGCCTAACCTTTTTTCACACCGCCGCAGGTTAGAAAACTTTTTTATGGGGTCCCCCATCCGATGATTAATAGGAGTTTTCGATTATGTCAGGACCACCGAAAACCCCGACCCATCTGCGTCTGGTGAGGGGTAACCCATCAAAACGTCCGATCAATAAAGACGAGCCGCAACCCCCGGCAGGGGTACCCCCAACTCCGAAGCATTTCGACAAGCAGGCGAAGTACTGGTTTAAGCGAATGGCTGAAGAGCTTGATGCCGTCGGCGTCGTTTCTCAGCTGGACGCCCGTGCACTCGAACTGCTGGTCGAGGCGTACACCGAGTACCGGCACCACTGCGACACGCTGGAGATCGAGGGGTATACGTACCGGACTGAAACGCAGACCGGGGATGTGCTGATTAAAGCGCACCCGGCGGCAATCATGAAGGCAGATGCCTGGAAGCGTCTCCGTGCCATGCTGGCCGAGTTCGGCATGACGCCTGCCAGTCGGTCGAAGGTCAGCACCAAAACGCCGGATGCGGTTGATCCGCTGGCTGAGTTCATGAAAGCGAGGGATTAATGGCTAAGGTTGCAGAGGGTATCCGCTACGCCGAGCGCGTCGTGGCGGGGGAGATTATTGCCTGTGAGTTTGTCCGGCTGGCATGCCAGCGTTTTCTGGAGGATCTGAAAAACGGCGAGGCGCGTGGGATCTTCTTCAGCGAACCCAGGGCGCAGCACATCCTGAATTTCTACAAATTTATACCCCATGTTAAGGGCGCGCAGGCCGGTCAGCCCATCGACCTGATGGACTGGCATATTTTCATTCTCATCAATATCTACGGGTTTGTGATCCCGCTGGTGAACGAGGAGACCGGCGACGTGGTGCTGCGCAACGATGGCAGCGGCCGCCCGGTTATGGTGCGGCGGTTCCGCACCGCTTACAACGAGGTGGCGCGTAAGAATGCGAAATCCACACTTTCCTCCGGCGTCGGCCTGTATATGGCAGGTGCAGATGGCGAGGGCGGCGCTGAGGTTTATTCGGCGGCCACAACCCGCGACCAGGCGCGTATCGTGTTTGAAGATGCCAAAAACATGGTGAAGAAAGCGAAAGCGACACTGGGCCGCCTGTTTGAGTTCAACAAGCTGGCGATCTACCAGGAGCAGAGCGCATCGAAGTTCGAGCCCCTTTCCAGCGACGCGAACAACCTGGACGGCCTGAACATCCACTGCGGCATTGTCGACGAGCTGCACGCCCATAAAACCCGTGACGTCTGGGACGTGCTGGAGACAGCAACCGGTGCGCGCCTGCAGTCGCTGCTGTTCGGCATTACCACCGCCGGCTTTAATAAAGAAGGCATCTGCTATGAGCTGCGCGATTATGCCATCAAGGTACTGCGCGGTTTCAACAGCGATGTGGAAGGAGCGGTTAAGGACGATACCTTCTTTGCCATCATCTACACCCTGGACGAAGGCGACGACCCTTTCGATGAAACGGTCTGGCAGAAGGCGAATCCGGGCCTCGGCATCTGCAAGCGCTGGGACGATCTGCGTCGCCTGGCGAAGAAGGCCAAAGAGCAGGTGTCCGCCCGCGTTAACTTTTTCACCAAACACATGAATATCTGGGTTACGGCAGAGTCTTCCTGGATGGACATGCTGAAGTGGGAAAAATGCGAACTCATCGCGCCGGCACATGAACTGAAAACCTATCCGCTCTGGGTGGGGGTCGATCTGGCGAACAAAATCGATATCTGCGCCGCGGTAAAAGCCTGGCGTTCTCCCGACGGGCACGTTCACACTGACTTTAAATTCTGGCTGCCGGAAGGGCGGCTTGAGAAGTGTTCCCGGCAGATGGCCGAGCTCTACCGCAAATGGGCGGAACTGGACAAGCTCATCCTGACCGACGGGGATGTGATAGACCACGCACAGATCAAGGAAGAACTTCAGGCGTGGGTGGCCGGTGAAAGCCTGAAAGAAATCGGTTTTGACCCGTGGAGTGCCACGCAGTTCAGCCTGGCGCTTGCCGAGGAAGGCCTGCCTCTGGTGGAGGTTCCACAGACGGTCCGTAACTTCTCCGAAGCCATGAAGGAAGTCGAGGCGCTGGTTTACGGTGGACGGCTCCATCACAGCAATCACCCGGTGATGAACTGGATGATGTCGAATGTGACGGTTCGGCCGGATCGTAATGACAATATCTTCCCCAACAAATCGACCCCGGAAGCCAAGATTGACGGCCCGGCGGCGCTGTTTACCGCAATGAGCCGTCTGCTTGTTAACGGTGGCAACGACCAGCAGGACCTGAGTGGATTCTTTGACAACCCCATCATGGTAGGTTTCTGATGAAGAAAAGTAAGCAGCCGGGCAAGGTAAAAAGCGCCTTGCTCAACTGGCTGGGCGTGCCCATCAGCCTGACTACCGGAACGTTCTGGCAGGAGTGGTATGGCACGAGCAGCAGCGGCAAGGTGGTCACGGCAGATAAGGCGATCCAGCTTTCGGCCGTCTGGGCCTGCGTCCGGCTCCTGAGCGAGTCGGTGTCCACGTTGCCGGTAAAGATTTACACCCGACAGGCTGATGGCTCGCGCAAGCTGGCGCAGAACCATCCGGTATACCAGGTGCTTTGTCGCCGTCCGAATCTGGAAATGACGCCGTCGCGCTTTATGTTGATGGTGGTGGCCAGCATCTGCCTGCGCGGAAATGCCTTTGTCGAGAAACTGTTTATCGGCAATAAGCTGGTGTCGCTGGTGCCACTGCTGCCCCAGAACATGGTGGTGAAGCGGCTGGATACCGGGCGACTGGAATACACCTACACCGAAGACGGTAAAAAACGCGTTATTCCCGAAAAGAACCTGATGCACATCCGTGGGTTCGGCCTCGATGGTGTCTGCGGCATGATGCCGATGAGGACGGGTCGGGATGTCATCGGCTCCGCGATGGCGGTTGAAGAATCTGCGGCAAAGATTTTTGAACAGGGCCTGCAAAGCTCGGGGTTTCTCTCATCGGACAATGCGCTGGACGAAGATCAGCGGGAAAGACTTCGCGGTTATATGGCGAAGTTTACCGGCTCTAAAAACGCCGGAAAAATCATGGTGCTTGAAGGCGGCCTGAAATATCAGGGTGTCACCATGAATCCTGAAGATGCCCAGATGCTGGAAAGTCGCTCATTCAGTATTGAAGAAATTTGCCGCTGGTTCCGCGTGCCGCCGTTTATGGTCGGGCATACATCAAAGCAGAGCAGCTGGGCATCGAGCCTCGAGGGAATGAACCTCCAGTTCCTGACCCACACGCTGCGCCCGCTGCTGGTAAATATTGAACAAGAGATTTCCCGCTGCCTGCTGAATGGTGAAGAGGACCTCTTTGCCGAGTTCTCGGTAGAAGGCCTGCTGCGCGCCGACAGCGCTGGCCGGGCGGCGTACTACACCAGTGCGCTGCAGAACGGCTGGATGTCACGCAACGACGTACGCCGCCTGGAAAACATGCCACCGATTGAGGGCGGCGATCTTTACACGGTGCAGCTCAACCTGACACCGCTCGAAGACCTGAAGCAAAACAGCCAGGCAGCACAGGCTTTCGCGCTGCGACAGGTCCATAACCACGTATTCCCCGATATTCCTTTCGAACAGTCACCGCTGAAACAGGCGGCTTAGGAGCATCCATGACGATTAAGAGCCTTCCGGCTGCGCCGGAGGGGCGACCTTTTGCGCGTGAAAAACCTGATCTGCCGGCTGCGGCAATGGAGCGCTGGAACGGCGGCATCCGCGCCGCCCGGGACGGTGACAACAGCATTTCTATCTTCGACGTGATCGGCGCTGATTACTGGGGGGAGGGGGTTACGGCCAGCCGCATAGCTGGCGCGCTGCGTTCGCTCGGCGGTGCTGACGTGACGGTTAACATCAACAGCCCGGGCGGCGACATGTTCGAAGGCCTGGCCATTTACAACCTGCTGCGCGAATACGACGGCAAAGTAACCGTGAAGGTGCTTGGCCTGGCGGCATCGGCGGCATCGATTATCGCGATGGCCGGTGATGATGTACAGATCGGACGCGGCGCCTTCCTGATGATCCACAACTGCTGGGTCTATGCGATGGGTAACCGTCACGACCTGGCGCAGATCGCCGCTGACATGGAGCCGTTTGATAAAGCGATGAGCGATATCTACCAGGCACGCAGCGGTCTTGATGCCGCCACCGTCGAAAAGATGATGGACGGCGAAACATATATTGGCGGCAGTGACGCGGTGGCGAAAGGATTTGCTGACAGCCTCCTCTCCGCTGATGAAATTGCTGACGACGACGACAGCCCGGC